GCCAGATTGGCCTCAATTTTCCCTATCTCTTTTGCCTGCAAGATCGGCGGCAGTTTGGAGATCCGATCAGCCTCTTTCGGATTGGTCCCTAAATGATATGCGATATCAGGGCCAACGTCGGAATACTGAATGGACTGGGCCATTACGTCCGTGATTTTTAGGTTCGGATTGTACGCGACCTGTTCAAAGTCATCGTACTTGTTCCGGGCCTCTTCTTCGCGGTCGTGGTAGGCTTCGAGGACGCTAGACTGTTGCTGTGCTGCTTCACGCCGTGCGAGCAATTCTTCGGCCTTACGTTCGGCCAACGCATCTGCGTAGGCTTCGGTAGTGTCGAAATACTCTGGCGAAGGCATATCAGCCGGGGCTGATCTGACTTGATCTGCTGCACGCTGGGCCTGCTCTCGCTCCCATTTGCGCTGTTCTCTTGCAAGACGTTTGCTGATCGCTTTGTCCAAGTCTTCCTGAGAGAAGGTCTTGGGCGCGTCGTCCGCAACATCTTCCGGCGTTTGATTGTCTACAGAGTCAGGTGCCGCCGTGGCTTCTTGATCTGGCGCGGCGTATCCGCTTGGTCGAAAACTTGAGTTTCCTCAGTCATGTAGGGTTCCTAAGAACACCTGGTGTAACGCACCAGTACGGTAGTTATAGCTATCTCATCAAACGGAAATCGCAGCAACTTTTTCTTGGAATGCTGCAATGCGAGCGTCGAGCGCTTCGCGGTCTTGTTTGATGCTTTCGCTTTTGGCTTCGAGGGTCAGCGCGAAGGCTTCATTGGCAGCGGTCTTCACTGCAATGGCTTCTTCGCGGGCCGTCAGAGATTTGTTTTGGGCGACGGTCGAGGCTTCAAGAGCTTCAATACGCGCTTCCAGATCGGCTTCAGCCTCGGCTAGCGCGGCCTTCCTAGCCTTGTAAACGGCAGACTTTTCCTTGTGGCTCTTGTCGCGTTCGGCAAAATCGGCCTTGGTTTTTTCAAGCAGGGCCTTTGCTTCAGCCTTGTCGGCGTTGATCTGCTCGACGGCGCTTAGAGCGCCTTGGCGCAAGGCCAATTCATCGCGCAGCGCGGCCATCCGGCCTAGATCAGTCAAGAAATCCTTGGTGAAATATTCGATGAGCTTGCTGCTATCGATTCCGCCAGCATCGTTAGAGATGTTCATGTGTCTGATCCTAAGCGTAATAGGAGATGTTTAGCTTTGCGCCGGCAACCTGCTCGATGAATTGGATCTTGCTTAGATCACCGTCATATTGCAGGGCTACGCCTGCCGAGAGAGGCATACCGACCGAAGCGGTAGGATCCGTACCATCGTCGCGCCAGCGAACCGCCTGCGCTTCGGGGATGATGATCGCAATGGTTGGCTGCTGTTTGTTGCCGTTCTTGTCCATCGTCGGGACCGTAAGCGCGGAGGATGCGCTGAGGCTTGTGATCTGCTGATAGCCAATGCAGGACGTAACAGCTTTAAGCGTAAGTGCCACTTAGAACCCCCTTCGTTCGGTGAACGAGCGTATTTCTATGATGAACTGGCCGACCACAACGACCGGAATTGAAGCCTCAGCATAAAACGAAATGTCTTCTAGCGCAATAGACAGGGTTCCGCGCAAGCCCAGCACGCCCGTAGCGTTGACCGTCACGCCGTCTAGGGTCAAGGCCAAGGTTCCGGTATGCCCTGTGCCGCCAGGTTGGACGTCGCCGCCTAAAGCTACAGTCACGTCGCCTAGAGTCGTTGACAGCGTGCCGGTGATGTTGCGTATGAGCGTGCCAGAGGCCGCAAAGGTTACGTCCTCAAGGGTGACCGCTAGTGTGCCCGTGTGGGTTAACGTGGCATCAATAGCGACATCGACGTCTTCGAGCGTAACCGCCAAAGTGCCCGTGTGAGCCAAGGTCGCGTCGATAGAGATGGCGACGTCTTCAAGCGTGACGGCTAACGTTCCAGAATGCCCCACAACGCCTGATAAAGCAGGCGTGACGCCATCCAGCGTTACCGCAAAGGTTCCTGTGTGCCCCGTGACGCCGGATGCAGCGACAGTCACGTTGTCTAGCGTGAAGGCTATTGTGCCCGATACTCCAGCGCCCGCTGAGGTATCAAAGGCTGCATTATCAAAGGCGTTGGAGTCAAATGCGGCCATTTCTAGCCCCGCGTGTCAACGAGTACTGGTTCGTTCCCTGCTTCAACCCAAGCAATGTAGTCTTTAAAATTTTGTTCTTCGATGGACTGGCACGGGGCTACGATTACCCCGTCGGCATCTCGCACTACTGATCCATCTTCTAAGTACAGCGTGTACATTAGTCGTCCGTTTCGATGTAAACCGATGCAACGTCAATAGCGACAGCCAATAGCGTAGCGTTGTTACAACGCCATGCACGGGGCGTTAAAAATAAAGTCGGAGCAGGAAGCGCTACGTTGGCTGTGCCTGTAAGAGTTCCCGTTACGCTGACGTTTGTGCTTAGGTTTGTAACTGTGTACCCAACCACGTTATTGGCGTTAGAAGGAGCAAAAAGAGCCAAGTCCCAAGACGTATTGTTTAGGGTTGGTGCACCAAGTGCGGTGCCAAGCGCAATGGCCGTTTGCGCTGCCGAGCCACCGTAAACCAAATACCATTGGGTGGCGTCGGTACTAAGCTGAGCGATACCAAACGAGTTTGTTAGTGTGTTTGGTTCAACATTGGCTGGAGCGGCGGTTGAGTTGCTGATACCGACAAACGATCTGGCACCCGAAACGGTAGCAGCGTCTGACACTCCAAAACGAATAACACAAGTAAAGCCGCCAAGGCCAGAGCCGTTTCCAAGGGTGTATTGAAGCGCACCGCCGCCCCAATAAATGCCTGCAAACGCCGCTGCCGTAGCAGCAGAAACATAGCCGAGCCGCTTCATTCGCGTCAGAATGTTGGTGGTCGCGACGTTTCTAGCTGTTGCGGTGCCCAAAGCCGTCGCCGCAATAATACCTGTCGTAATCGGAACGGTAGTAGCGTTACCTAACGGTTGCCACCACACAGCGCGGTTGCGCGCCAAAAAGGGTTGGATAGTCGTGTCAAACCCGCTTGGCCCCACAAAAGCAGGTATGATCCGAGTTGCCACACTCCGCGAAAAGATAGTGACGCTCCCTGACGCGGGAGACGCAGGTGTGCCCGAAATCGCAGGGATCGTAATCCCCGCGCTATCAATAACGTGATCAGCGTTCCAGTTCGATGGCTGCACCTGAGTGGCGTCTGCACCGTCTGTCTTACCGCTGGTGAAGGCATGTTTCAGGGTCATACTACTATCTCCAACCCTTATAGATTACGGATTGCCTTCCGTGATTGTGGCCGAGGTGATGGTCACAGTGTCAAGAGCGGTAATGACGGTATTGGTCAAGTTGACGTTTGCGCCGGTCGTGCTGACCGTCAAACCTTCAATGACAACCGTGGTGCCGTCCGACTTGTAGATGCGGGCGATTGCAGCGGTGCCTGAGTTGCCCGCAGTGCCTGCCGTAATGGCGTTTAGCGTCAACACGCCGCCAGAAGCGGCAGCAGCAAAAGCCGAGGCGCTACAAATACACTCCACGATAAGCGTTCCGTAAGCAGCGGTGTAGATGCGGAGCTTGGCAGACGTGCCAGCAAAAGATGTGATCTGGTCAGCGCGGTTATTCCGCAGCGTAACGTTAAGAGAAACGGCCATTTTCTAACCCTTACGCCAAAAACTTGAGCTTATAGAGCGTGCTGCGATACAGGCTCTCAATCTCGTCGATGATGTTTTGGAGCGGGGTGTCCGACTTGTCAAAAGCCTCGTACCGACACTCTTTCAATTCCTTTAATTGGTTTTCAAGGAACTCGATGATGTTACCGGTTTTTTTAGCCGATTGCAAAGTGATCGGCCCCATTAGGCCGTATTCGCCCTGATAAACCTCCGCCAGCGAATCGGCCAGGCCCACGATCTCGTCATAGAACGTGTTCAAGGCCGAATGTTTAGCAAAACTGCGGGTGTTCAGATGTACCGAATGGGCCACATCCCGCGCTAGAAACAGGTACCCGATAAAGTCGGCTGGTTTCTCGGTCATTGTGGCATTTCCTGCATAGGCATTTCTTCGGGCATACCCTGTTCAGGCATGGGCATCTGTTCGACCATGCCTTCTTCCGGCATTTCAGGCCCCTCACGACCGGGCATTTCGCTGACAAGTTCGCCGCTGCTCATCATGCCGTGAACCGTGCCCATGACAATATCTTGGATCTGTTCGGGCGACATAGACGCCTGAACAGCCGAAATGCGCTTAGTTTCGGCATCGTAAGCCTTAATTTTGGCTTCAAACTGCTTAACCTCGACGTCTTGCGCCTCGATTGAGTTCTGGACGTTCTTGAGAACGTCGTGAAGTTGGTCGAGTTCTTGGCCCATGCCCTGAATTTGCTGCTCTGCGGCCTGCAATTCGGGCGATTTGTCGTCGTCGGACAGCAGTTTGGGGTCGATGGTCTTGCGGAAGCGCTTTGCCATCTCTTGAGCGCCGGGCCAGTCCATGTTTTTGACAAAAAGGTCGCCTGCGACCTGCCAAAGTTCGGGATTGCCCTGCAAAAGCTGCGCCATGCCGTCAAGCGCCTCTTGACGCTTGGTCATGTAGCTTGGGCCGGTGGTTACAACCACGTCGTATTTGCCGACATTGGGGTTGTAGATCTTTTCAAGGACGATTCCGTTCTCGTCTTGGATCTTTTTGACTGGCTCTTGCTGGTCAGGGTTCAATTTGACCATGCCGACTTCGCCGTCGAGGCCCACAATGCGGGCCACGCGCTGCGTGTCGTAGATTTTGGGGATCAGATCGACCAGTTGGCGAGTGATGTGGCGAATAGCGCGAGCGAGGTTGTCCACATAGTGATAGGTGCCGGTGTCGCCCTGCTTTTCGCGTGCCAAGATGGCTTTGCCGGAGCGCTCATTGCTGGTCGCGCCTAGGCTGGAGTCGTACTGGCCGGTGGTGGACTTGATGTCGTCTGACGCGCCCGCCTTGGCCTGTAGGAGGCCACTGGACGCCATTGGAGGCTGCGCCCGCTGCGGAAGTGGCAGCATGTTGCCGGCGCCGTCAGTGACGTCGGGATTGACTTCCAGATACGGCCAGTTGTTGGTGTTGGCCGTTTTCCAGTTCATCTCGTAGCCTTCGAACTGGCCACCGTAGCCAATGAAGGGTGCCTTGGGTGCCAGTGCCAGCATTTCTGCCTCTTGGCTGACCCAGTAGTTGTACATGCGCTGGGCGTCCTTGGCGTTACGAACCAAGCCCGACACATACATGCGGCCATCGACCTCAAACTCGTTACCGACCACGCGAACGACGGGAATCCACTTGCCCGCCCACTCGCGCTCTTCGAGGATCTCGAAGCCATTGGTCTTGCACCACATGACCTTTTTGCGTTCGGCTGTGCGCGACCGCAGCGGCTTGCCGTACATGGCCTTGAGTTGCTTGTCTTCAGGCGTACCCTCGAACGCGGTTATGTTGTCGGGGTAGAGGTTGAGTTTCTTAGGTTCGCTCTCGTAGTAAAAATATTCCGCAATCCGCACCGTGTTGTCGCCCAGCCACTGGCCGATGCTTTGGTCGCCCACGCCTTGCGACATAAGCGAACTGACGGGGATGGCGTCGGGAAACTGGTGCGCGTACTCGGCCTTAGTGATGTCTTCGGTG